TCATTTGACGCAGCATCTGTATCATAGTTATAAGGTGTTCTTAAAAAAGGAGCTTTTTTCATTTGGGTATATATTGATTTAGTTTTGGATAGTCCTTCGTTACATCGCGAAGGAATGTTTTTATATCTTGGTAATACGGACGATCTGTTGTCGGTCCTTTACCTTTTTCTGTTAACGCAGCTAAAGCTGACGTTTGTCTAGTGCTGGCTTGATTAAGACCAGCTCTTGTTAATATTTCATTTGTTTGAGCCTGAGTTAGACCAGGCCTATAAGCTTCTGTAATTGCAGTTGCTCTTTTAAGCACTGCTGAAGCATTTGTATCGTCGATTTGAGCGCCGATTAACTCGTTCGTAGAAGCGAGATTTTTTGTTTCTTGTATTTTTGAAAGTCCGTGAACGGCACTTGTTACACCAGCTCCCAAAGCGCTTTGCATTTGCGCTTGGGCTCCTGGTTGATTTCCGGCTCCGCCTTGTTGATATGCAAGCATTGGGTTTAACCCAGCTTTTTTCATATCTTCTACTGCAGTTTGATACGAGGTTTCCCTCGATTCTTTTTGAAACTGCATTTGTTTGTCTGCCATTGCAGCATTAGCTTGGTTGGCGGATTGTTGCCCAAAATATGAGCCAACACCGCCTATAAGTCCACCAAGCATTGATCCCTCTCCACTTGATAATGGAGAGAGTCCTACGGCAGAGGTTATACCATCGAACATTCCCATTAGAAATGATCGATTAAGCCAGGTACAGAGTACATTGGCATTGGTCTTGCTTTCTTAACATCAAAGAAAGAATCAAAGATGAATTGCTGCCCATTGGCAGCTGCGCCTACGGCTACGACACGTGACACTGGTGGAGTGTCTTTAATAAATGTGTCGTTAAGGGTTGGAAGAGTTGTGAATTTTTGGGCGAGATGCCATCCATCAATTGTTCCAGATGCAGTAGATCTAAATAGACTACTAATACGTGATGGATAGTAACGATATTCCGCCCAACGTTCTTGATATCCGAATACTCCAGTATCGGTAGTGTCGCCAGTTACGTAGATTTCTTGATTTAGTACAGTTTGTTCGCCTAATGTAGCGAACGCTGGGAAATAGAAATCATAACGTGTAGATCGGCTCCACATTTTTGGAAGACCTTGCTGATATGTAAGGTCGGCTCTTACGGCAACTATACCAATGATAGTGCCATGTTCAGTGAACGATTGAGTAAAGCCATGATTGTGAGCAAGGGTAGTACCCATAGAAGCAAGTGTACCCAAAGGGGTAGTCGTACCGGTTGCACTAGTTCCAGAGGTCTGCGCAATTGGACTGATGTTGATATTAGTTGTACCACCACCCAAATACTCAGGACGCTGTAAACGAGAGTCAGGGCTGATGACGCCAAAGTGAGAACGAATAATTTCAGTGTATCGAGTTCCGCCACGGGCGTCCCTTTCTAAAAGTTTCTGAATTTGAAATGATTGGCGTAATTGATTAATTGTTGCTGCAGTAGCTACTGATAGGTCAGCATATAGTTGACCTTGATTTGTATATCCAATTGGAGCTGCGGCTACGGCATAAGTACTAGCAGTGTTAATAAGAACGTTTGCACTATTTCCGTCTAATATTGTTAAGTCGTTACCTCCATTAACTGCATTAGTTCTAATTGGAGCTTTTGTACCTAAAGGTAATGTTACGGCTGCGCCTTTTTGCGGCCATGGTAATGAAGATGTAAAGTAGTCTTTACGTTTGCCGCGTCTTAATAATGTGTAGTTAGTTACAGTATCAGGGCCATCGCCCTTATCTACTACTACTGAATTTTGAAGGTTTTCATCTCGAAACCATTCGTTGTATATTAAGTTGTAAGCACGTGGCCAGAAGGCGCAGTGGCTTACTGTTTTTGTTGCAGTTACTTGGCCTACTGTTGGTAGTCCCATATAGTCCTGCAATGAGCCAATGGCATAACCATTGGCGGGTGACACCTGTTGTGGGACTACATATGATATTGAGTCCGATGGGTTTTCTTGCTGCCCCATAAATTTTTGCCAATTGTTCCAAATTAGGCGATTGGGGACAAAGAAGAAGAACGATTCTAAATACATGTTATCCATGATTGGATATAGTGGCGTTGCTAATCGAGCAAACGCAGTCATGTTTAGATTGAATGTGTCTCCTGGTAGTACTTCGTCTACATATACAGGGACGAGATAGCCCGCATCGAAGGTAGTTTTGTGTGTACTTTGGCAGTCAAATTTAGAGCGGGGGATATCCGCTTTTGGAATCATTGTAAACTGATGTATATCTACTGAACGATTGCGGTGCATTTTTTTTCCTTGGTAGTTTTCCGCCAGGGGGTTGCCCCCCTTTGGCGGTTAGTTTTGTATTTTTACTTGTTTACCCAGACTAAGTAATTTTGGTTGGTCATACAACTCAAAACTTCCAGTGTTATCGTCGAATTCTCCGAATTCGTACAGATCGAAGTCGTCTGGATGGTTATATAACTGATTGTCAGCATCAGAACGATTAACTTCATCGCTAAAGGATCTGATTGCTACACCAGTTGAGGGTACAAACATTGGTCGTCCGTAAGCATCGGCTGCACGGTCTTTTACTGAACATAGTATTAATTTCATGAGGATTCCTAAGTGAGGGTACGTTTAAGTTTTTGAAGTTTTGCATTTTGGACTGTTTCTTTGACTAATAGTCTTTCCATCGTGTTGTCTTCGCTATTTAGTTTACCGTTTATTTCACGTTTGTAAAGTATTTCGTCAAATTCATATGGATTGTCCGTTTTATATTTTTTATCGTAGAACTTAGGTGGTTTTACCTTTTTTCCTTTGATTATGACGTAATCGTGTGGATATACGTCTGATTTGTATTTTTTGTACCAGTCATAGCCTATACCAGGCTTTAATGACATTTTATTAAATTCGGGTTTACGTTTAGTTATTTCCCCTGTTTCGGGGTCTGTTTCTGTGTAGTGGGCTTTTGAGTTATGTCCAGTTACTTTCTTCATAATATATCTTGCAACGTATGCAGCTGATTCAAAGTTAACATCTCCAATGGAGGAATAACCAAATGGCCAGAGTAGTTCAAGGTCACTGGATCTATAAAGCATAGAACCAGAGGGAGACCTTTTCCATAGTTTTTTATCATGAAAGTCGTATCCGAAGATACAGGCGTGGAAGTGAGGTCTGCCGAAATTTTCGCCATATTCTCCAGCCATGTAATAGCGGATTCTAGTGTTTCCGAATTTTTTGCGAAGTCGCTTAATGAATAATTGAAAGTCTTTGTAATGTAAGCTGCCATCGCTTGGGAGATGTGTATTGTCATATGTGAGTGTTATGAAGCAGTTTTTCTCGTGTAATTGAGCTTCGTGCATGCAACGCATAGCCCATTGTCGTGATCTTTCTAACCTGCAGCCAATACATTGGCCACAGGGTAAAGATAGTGTTTTGACGGTATTAAACCATCGTCTTTCCTGAAAAACGATGGAACCGTCAGCGCATTGATATGCGCTTAATGGATGATAGCAAGGCATGTGAGGTGCCTGGGGGTTTTATTAGAACCTCCAGCCTCCACGCTGGGGGGCTGATCTCATATTTGGTGATTTTGTCTTACGACTATGATGCCGAAAAGACTTAGCTGATTTTCTCTTGTTTACGTGTGTTCTGCGCATATGCATTTTTATCTCCTTTTGTGGTTGGTGTCACCTAGCACAGTTACATCTAGTAAGGTAACTGTGCTTGCGGTCTAAACGACCGCTTTTTCTTGTGGAACTTCAACGACTTGCGGCAGTTCCACAGATGGGTTTACGAGGCCAAGTTTAATGGCTTCGTTTTTATTTTCTGGATTATCGAGAAACTCGATTAATTGAGCGGGGTTGTTTTCAAACCTCGCTCTTAATGTTGCTGGCAGGGACATGAATTCGTCCTCTGCAGCTATTACTTGATTGAGAGCGGTATGGTAGTCACCAATACCGGTGAAATCGCCATAGCGAGGCGATAAGGGGGCTTCTGGAAGAAGTCCTGTTATGTTGAATTGACGAAGGATATTGTTAATATCACATTCGTCTTTGAAATGCTGCTGAGCCAGGGAAGCATCCTCACAATGCAACCCTGACTCATTTGACGCAGCATCTGTATCATAGTTATAAGGTGTTCTTAAAAAAGGAGCTTTTTTCATTTGGGTATGTATTGATTTAGTTTTGGATAGTCCTTCGTTACATCGCGAAGGAATGTTTTTATATCTTGGTAATACGGACGATCTGTTGTCGGTCCTTTACCTTTTTCTGTTAACGCAGCTAAAGCTGACGTTTGTC